AGAAAATAATACTTCAATAATTTGTCCAAATGCAGCAAGAACTTTAGTCTTTGTTACTTTGACAAATACTTTAGATTTTTCACTATCACGAAAAGCCATTTCTGGACCATATAGTCCTCTATAATTTCTATAAGCTTGTAACCATCTTTTTTCATCTTGTAATCTAGATGTTTCTGCTTGTTGAAACTTTTCTCTTATGTATCCGACAAACGGATCATAATTATCTTTTTGGTTGTCATCCATTATTTAATTTTTTCAGTATCCTTAGATTGTTTTTTAAGGCTGTCTAATTCTTCTTGTGTTAAAGTAGGATTACCACTTAACATTTTAGCAGTTTCTAAATCAAGTTTAGAAAAACCCTTAGACTTAGATAAAGAAATATCTTTGTCTGTTATTTCTGCAACTTTAACATTTTTAGTTAAAGAATCTTTATCAGCTTTATATTTTTCGAACATACTAAATTTAGGATGCTCATTAGTATACTTTTTACCAGTATCTATTGCCATGACTAGTAGTCTCTTTCTTCAGCCATTCTAAAGATTGATGGATCAACTTTTGATTTAGCACCTGGCTTATCATTGCCGTCTCCAGCAGTTGAACCATGAGTAACTTTTGAGTTAGGGTCTATAGCTAATTTTTCGTTTTTAACTTTAGCCACATCTGGTGCAAGTTCTCCATGTTTGTATCTTTTATTTATGTCCATATTAGTCTCCTTTTATTTTAATCCATTTAGATTCTTTTTTTTCTTTTTTTTCTTTTTTCTTTATCCAAGCCTTAGGTTCTTTTTTTACATAATCTTTTTGCTTTACAATTTTTGTTTTTGCATAAGATTGATTAGATTTTTTTTCTATATATCCTGATGGCTTAGCAGGTCCTGTATAACCATAAAACTTTTTATTATCTGTTTTTTTTTCTTTTTTCTTAAGCCAAGGTTCAGACATTAGTAATCCTTTTCATCAGCCAACTTATTAAAGTTAGCATCTAGTTGAGTTCTGAATTTTTTTGGTTCGTAGTAATCTAACTTACCATCCTGAGTTTCCATAGCACGTTCTTCTTTACCATAAGTAATTTTTAAATTACCTGGTTGTTGATTTGGCTGCTTTCCATCAGGAGCTGAACTTAAATCACCTTGCTTAACTTTAGCTTTTGGGTCAAATTTAGTTTCCATGTTGTTCCTATATTTTTATTTTTTTTATATGTATTATATTTTTTGTTGGTATAGTGGTATTTCCACCACCTGTTTTTATTTTATTATTATCTTCAAATATAAAATCTGCCATTATAACAGTTGTATTTTCGTTTTGTTCTACTAACCATCCAAAACTACAACATATAGCTGTCTTTGATTTTTTTATATCTGGTATTTCAGACCATTCGCATGATCCTACAATATCTTCCCAATAAGCCATTACTAGTTCATAAGGAAAATTCTTTTTATCTATAGTAGGTAACTTTACTTTTTTCATTTATTCCCTGTTGTTAGTATCCAAATATTTTATCTGAGGGAATAAAATTAGTTGTTCTATTATTTTTAAATACTTTATTAGCATAACTAGTATGCATTGGTCTACTCATGCATCCATATCTTAATGCATCATATGCGTGATCTTCTACGTGTGTATTAATATCTTCAGGATTATTATCATCTAATGGTAGTGTAGGAAATGTTCTTAATAAATTTCTACAATTAGAAAATATACGAATACCTGGTTCATTAGTTTTTTCGTTTACTATCTTTAATCTTTTGTGTATTTCTAGCTTTCCGCTAATTCTACTCTTTGGAGTTCTATCTGAAGGTCTCCAACGACATCCTTGCTGTATCATAGTCTCTGCAATACTTGGACCTATATCTCCTCTCTTTGCCCATGTACTAGCGTCTAAGACCCCGTAACGTATATATTCTCCACGTTCTAAGGTTAAGACTTTTCTTGCGAAGATATCCGCTGTAATCTTTTGAGTGTACAATTCTCTATAAATCCATATATTATTATCATAGTCAATAGCAAACCATAAACAACAAGCAGGAGAAGAATAACCCCAGTCAGCAGCACGAAATCTCTGCCAGCCTTTAGGTATTTCAAAAGGTTCAACAACATGTGTATCTCTATTAAATTCTGGAAATGCTGCATTAGAAAATGCATCCCAGTTACCATCTAAAAATTGTTTTCTTTGTACTTCTGGTAGTGATGATAACATTGCATAGTAATCATCAGTTTGCATAAGATACGGATTGTCTTGTAACTTAGCTGGTATAAATCTTCTTGTTATATATTTTATACCTGTGGGTGTAGTAATCTCTATGTTAAAAGCTGTGTTTGGATCTATAGGATCTACAAACATTTCTTTAACCCATTGTGATCCAACATTACCTGGGTTACCTGTAGCCCTCATGTATACTGGTATATTCGGATCAACTGATCTAAGTGACGATCTTAGAAAATTATATATATCTGGCGAAGGATATTGTGGAAGTTCGTCTATTCCTATCCATGTGTAAGATTGACCTTGGTATCGCAAAGCGTCTGTCATGTTCTCTGCGTACCCGAACTCTATCTTTGCTCCTGATGGGAATCTCCACTCTTTTTCTTGCTCTCTCCATTTTGCTCCTGGAAATGCTCTAGAGTATAATCGTTGAGAATGATTAATCAAATCTCTTAACTCTGGCATTGTTCTACGAAGTAATAGACATCTATGATTTTCTTTATGACAGTATCTTAGAGGATCTATTAACATGGCATATGATTTGCCACCACCTCTAGCACCACCATAAAAAACTTCTCTTTCTGGTGCAGCTAGGAACTCTGTTTGAGGACCTGGATTAGGTTTAAATATAACCTTCTGCTCAGATAGATGTTCCTGAATATTTTCTGGAACTTCGTCTATTACGTCTTGAGTTATAAGTTGCTGTTCTTTACCATCCAATACTTTGTCAACGGTTAACAATTTATCTTTGACATTTTTTGCATGGGCTTTGGCTGAACGTAGAGACTGTTCTGCCTTTGCAACTTTTTTACGTGTTCTAGCTATTGCTTGTTTAGCTGACTGCTTGGCTTTGGTCTTGACCTTTTTCTTTGGTTTTGGAAGCGGTATCTCTTGCAACTCTTTTTCTAAGTCCGACATATGATATGTATCTTCCTGTTTTTCTTGTTAGCCAAATAGCTACCTCTCGGTATGAACATGTTTTTAAAAATTTCTTTGCTTCTTCTAAAGCTTCTAATTCAGATTCTATTGGTTCAATATAATCTGGCAGTGTATAACCACCTTCGTCTTCTGCTAGTTTGTATCCAAAAGGAATAGTTCTAGCTTTTCGCTTAATCACTTTTTTTCTTTTTCTTTTCTTTTTGTTTTTCTATACTATCAAAAAATATTTTTTTGTTTTTATTAATTTCAGCATCACTACTACCTGTCATTAAGTCTTTAAATTGTAACCAAGTTTGTTTATCAAACTTTAAGAATGCTACATTACCTTTTTTATCTATTTTTTTTGTTTTGTGTGCGTTAGAATACTTTTTTTCTTTTGTTGTTAACATATTATTCCTCTGCTGGTGTTACGATTGATTCTTCTACTGGATCTTTTGCTGGTAATATAAACATACCATGCACTGCTTTCATATTAATATCTAATTGATCTTTTTTTACAAGACCAATACGATCTAATATTTGTTTTGCTGCTTCCATTCTGATACTAGCATGAGGTGTTGTACCATCCTCTTCTAGCATGTTTACCATTTTAGTTGCAGCCTTTGCAGAATGTATGGCTAAATAGTTTTCTGCTCGTTTAACAATCTCGTCTTTAAGATTACGTAGAACTTTAGGATATGAATGTTCTGAGTAACCTGCCAACTCTCCCGCCCTCTTTGGGTTTCCTTGTGCTTCTCCGAATAAAGCGTCTAGAAACTTTTCCTGAGTATCGGTTAAACTTTTTTCTTGAGTCTTTAGAATAGTAGAATCCATGTTTTGCATTTATAAGCTCCATGATTTCCTTAAAAGGAAGATCAAGTGCTTCTTTGGTTAACATTTATTTTTTTTTTAATTTTCTTAAAAACTCTGCACCAGTTTTAGATGATTTAAATTTACTAAAGATGCTTTCTTTTTTATCTGCAGCTTTCTTTTTGTCAGTAGTCACAGGAAATCTATCTTTTCTCTTACCTTTTGTAGTAAGATAGCTTTTTCCTTTGTGCATAAATCTGTCTTTGTCTGCTTTAGTAGCAGCATTAAAAGCTTCCTTGAAAGATCTAGCCTTTCCTGGTTTAACTTTTGCATCATCTCTGCTTTTTGCAGACTTAAACATGCTTTCTGCAGCATATTTCTTTTCTGCTTTTGCAATAGTTGATTTCATTGCAGATTGAGCCATTCCTTTCTTAGAAGCAGCTTCTGCAGTCTTTGCTCTTCTGCCTTTGAAGAGATTTTTAAGAAATTTTGGTTTTCTTTTCTCTTTTTCAGCAGCTGATAATTTTGCCATAACGTTATATCCTTATTTAATTGTTAAATTTACAGGAATCCTAGGTGTTCCTGATAAAATTGGTACAGTTTAGTGATGACCCGTTGTGCATATGAGTATGCGGTTGTGTTTGTGTGCCCGTTTAAAGTGTACCTGATTCTAGTATACACACAATATTGACTTTTGTCAAGTATTAATTTAAGATTATTTGTAAACTGCGACACTTTTGTAACATATCGTCATTGACAAAAGTAAAAATGAGGTGTATAATAGTATTGAAGATACTGCGGGGGGGTTTTATATATGATATATACCTATTTATACATACCCCCTAGGGAACACCCTAGCATATTGCCAAGAGATTTACAGAATATTGAGTGCATAAATGTAGCCAC